AGTCGCACGCTTGTTCTGGTTGGTGAATGCGGATTCACCCATGATAGCCACGATACGGCCGCCAGGCTTCAGTAGCGTGTAGGCGTGCTGCACATGCTGGATGTCCCTGCCATCACTGAATGGCGGGTTCATCAGAATTCGGTCATATCCGCTGTTGCCAGCCCGTTTTTCAATGCCTGTCAGGCTGTCACGGTCATGCCATTGACTGGTGCGCGCGTCAGGCTGACCATTGGCGTCAAGTGGATCAAGTCCAACCCTGTTACTTCCGAGACCACCAGACCCACGCATAACACCAAGCGTTCCATCCTTTGCGCGAAACACGTCACCATAAGTGAAGCCGCGTGGGCTCATTTCCATGAAGTCCCGGCTAACTACATTGAAACCCTTTGCCTCCAGCAGTTCGCGCCGGTCATTGGACATTTCCCCGACATCAGGGTCAACCCCAGCGGCCCGGATGCGCTCGGCAATGTGACCCCAACCCGCGCTTGGCTCCAACACGGCCATGCCTGGCTCAATGCCAGCGGTGTCCACCATTTCATCGGCCACGCTCTCTGGCGTTGGGAAGAAGTCCATTCCGTCATTGCGCCGGCCAATCATGGCGCGCTCAAGTTCTTTTACCTTGCTGGGCGTAGCAGCCTGTTCCTGCAAACCTATGAACTCGCGTAGAGCGGAGCGGAACTCGGCCGGCGTCTCGATGCCCATGCGGGCCAGCAGCTTGCGCCGGTCGTGCGCCGTCTCCAGTTGCCACGGAACCGATACCTTGGCGCCACGGCGCGCGGCCTTGCCGATCTTCTCCACCAACTCCGCGCCGGTGTCTGGGTGCAGGGTCAGACGCTTGTCACCGTCGCCCTTCCATATACCGCGTTCAACGGCCTCGCTCGGGCTCAGAATCACCGCGTGTTCGCCGCGCTTGACCTGGTAGGCAATCGCCTTGCCTTTGTAGCCACTGCGGGCAATGGCGGCCTCGGCGTCAGCCTTGGTGCCAAACGCCGCCACACCACCGCCACGCGAACTGAATGCCGACACTTTTACGAAATTCTCCTTCGCAAACTTCGTGTAGGCGTCCGTCACATCATCGGCTTCTTTCAGCAATCGCTGACCAAGCATCTTGGTCCCATCAACCTCCAGCAACTGACGCGCCAGCGTGGCCAAGTCAGAGCGATAGGCGGTGAAAGTCGGGAACTCGGCAAAGTCTGCCGTTTCTGCCGTCGGCGCCTCCCAACGGTGCTTTTCCTGATCAGCATAGCTTTCGTACTTTGCGCGCAGCTCTTCGCCTTTGGCTGTGGTGACATAGCTCTGTAGCGCTTCGACTTGAACCTTCTGCCGCACCCGGTCCAGGAACTTGGCCTTGCCATCCGCGATGGCTTGAGCGATGTTGCGCATGGTCTGTGCCATGGCTTTCTCGGCATTGGCAGCGGCTTCCGCGCTGGCAGCTTGGCGCGCCCGCTTTTCGGTGTTGGCCTTGCGTTCCTGACCCAAACTTGCGCTGGCGCGCTCGTCCAGCCTATCGGCCATTTCATTCAGGCGTTCGGTGGCGCTCTGGCTGCGATCATCGGCGAACGAATCGCGGCGCTCCTGCATCACGTCCTTGGCGGCAGTTGTGTCACCAGCGATCAGCGCCTTGAATGCCTTGGCTGCGTCCTCGGTGCGGAACTGCCATCCCGGAATGGCACCATTGCCACGGTAGCTAGAGTAATCCCCGCCCAGGCGCTTTGCCTGCGCCACCAGCGATTTGAATTCGTCGCCCGACACACGCTGTTCCAGGTTGAACTGCCACAGATCGTGCCCATGCTTGGTGTGCTTGGTCTGGATGATCTCGCTTGCCGTCACGGCTTCACCCGGGGCACGCAGGATGGCGTCCTGCTGGGCTTCTTTACGGGATGCGCGCTCGGCCCGGCTTGACGTTGCGGTCATGTCATCGTACTTTGCGCGCTGCGCCGGCGTGAGCATCAGGCGTGCCTCCTTGAAGGTCTTGCCGGTACTCTTGGTTGCGCGAATCAGGTTATGAAAATCATCTAGGGTCTGCGGGTCCTTGATGGCCTCGGCAACCTTGGCCACACGGGAGACGGCTTCTTCCTGCGCGCTTTTGCGGTCCTTGGCGTACTGGGCCAGTTGTTCGGTGTCGGTCTTCTCCACCATATTGCGCACGCCGTCGAGCCAAGCATTCTTGCCCATGCCGTGAGAAAAGCTGCGCGCCAGCACGTACTGATTCGCGCCATCTCGCCACAGCGCTTCGACAATTTCCGGTTTTGTTTCCGACTTGTTGCGGTAGGCGAACATGCTGCCGCCCATTTTCAACAGATCATCCTTCTTGTTCTTGGCCAGCGCCGCCAGGATGTCGGCCTTGCTGCTCACCCAGCGTTCAAACCCCGCTTTGAATTCGTCTACCGTGGCCGTGCCGTCAGTGATGCGGCTCCACAGTGCTGTTTCGGCGTCGAGGATGTCGGCTGGCTCCACCGTGCCCGCTGGCTGCGCGCCATCATGCGCCGGCCCTGCGTCCTTGATGTCAATCCCAGCTTCGCTCAATGCTTGCACCATTTGGGCGTGTGCATGGTACGGCCAACCAACCATAGGTTCACCGCCTCGGCTCTTGGTAAGAGTCAACCCAAGGATGCGGGACACCTCTTTTGCGTCGTTTCCGATGACTTCAAAAAAGTCGCCAATCTTGACCGTTTCCAGCGTCTTTCGTGGCTTCTGTATTGGCTGGTCGGCGTCCTTGATTTCTGGCGCGGGTTTGGCTACACTTGTACCCGACCCCTCCGCAGGCTGGTCGCCCAACCCATCGGCTTTGGTCGATGAAGCGGCCCCAGAGATACCGGAGGGGCTTTTGTTTTTGAGGATGAAGTAATCGGAGCGGTCCTGATCTCTCTTCTGCTGGATAGCGTTGTCCTTGGCTTCACGCGCCGCACGAATTCGCTCCAACCCCGGCTTGGCTACCGGTGCGGCTGCTGGCTTTGCTTCGGGCGCGGCTGCCACGCCATCGCTTGCTGCGGGCTTGGCAGGGTTGGTAGCTGGTCCTGCCGCTTGTTGTTGCGCAGTTGCTTCGACGGCTTTTGGGGCTTTCTCACTGGGTTGCTCCTGGGGTTGAGAGACTTTCGATTTCACGTCCCAGCGGGTTGCGCTGGTCTTGACGGCTTGATGGGTGTCTTTGAGACCGTTCTGAGCGATGAACTGCTGGGCCTCCAGGCCATTGCTGAAATAGGCGCTGCCTTTGGCAATGCGCTCGATGGCCTTGGCGCGCTTCTGATCATCTGATTGCGATTCTCTATTCGAAGGAGTACCATCAACTGATGAACTCTGACCAGAACTCTGACGCACAGTACCCTGGCTTCGCGCGGATTCAACTGTTTTCAGGGGAGCGGCCTGCGAAGGTGGATTCACCTGTGCCTGCTGAGTCGCACCTTGGGGTGTTTTATCTTGCGATGCCTGACCAGTCCCCGATGTTGTCTGGTCTACCCCAGCACCTTCCACGGTAGCGCTTCCGGCATTGGGCAGTCCCTCGGCGGTGGCTGCATCTCCCGCCACAACTGCTGGCGCTTCTCCCGCCTGCGCTGCTGGCGTGGTGTTGGTTCCTGGTGGTGCGTTTTGGACACGGGTAACGTCCTTCGCGGTGAATCCTGGTCCTGCCGTGGCAGTGGTTTGTGTGCCCAGTGTGGTTGGTTGCGCGCGGCCGGCGGCTACTGGCGCTGCATCAGTTCGCTTGGGCAGTTCACCAGATTGACCCAGCACACCAGCAACAGGTCGGCTTTGCTTGGCTCCAGCTCCTGATCCATCAACTGGTCCAGGTGCCACGCTTGCCGTGCTGTCAGCCCGCCCAGCCGGTACGACTCCTGAACCAGCGGACTGAACTCCATTTTTTGGGCCATTGGCATCCTTGCGTCGTGCGACAAAGCCGTCTTGCACCTGGGCGATAGTCCAGTCCTTGCCCTCCATGTTGGCGCGCCGGGCCGCCGCCAGACGGTTCGGGTAGGGCTTGCCCAATCCATTCAGGATGTCGCCATCCAGTGTTCCCTTGTACTGGATTCCTCCGTCTGCAACTGTCTGGTTGCTGAACAGCACCGCGCGCTTGTCCTCTGGCGACATCGCGGCTTCGGCAATCGGACCATGGGTGATAGGCTTGGTGGCGGTGTCCAGTTCTGCGGCCTGGCGGTCCTGCTCTGCCGTGGCCTGCTCGTAGGCCGCTTGGTCGGCTTCATTGGCCTGCTGGAGCTGGATTTCCTGATGCGCGCCAGTATCCACGGCAGTGACGGCTGCGGCGCTGATAGGTCCGGCGGCCGGGTCCAGGCCCATGGCCTCGGATGGTTTGACGACAGGCTCCGGCGTTCCAGGCTGCGGTGCCAGTCCCATCATCTTGGCGCGCGCTGCCGGCTGCTGTTCTGCTGGCAGGCTGTTGATGTAGGCGTCGATCTCCGAGCGCCTTGCTACCGTGCCATCGGGAAACGACAGGTAGGGGTCTGGCGTGTTCCCGATCTGCAATGCAGGCGCAGCCGGTTCTGGCGCGGCCTCTGGAACAGGCGCAGTTTCACCGACATGCGACACCACGTTGGCGCCACCACCCATCACGGCGCCGGCCAGCATGCCTTGCGCACCCGCCTTGGCTGCGCCTTCGTCCCATGGTTTGCCCTGGGCGATGTTCTGCGCAACCTGCTCTTGGTAGGACTGCGGCAGTTCTTGCAGAACGCCCTCGTTTGCCATGCCTTCTGCCAACTTGCGCACGACACCCTTGCCCGCTGCGGCCTTGGCGGCTTCCTCGCCGACAACACCGGCCTTGCCAGAAGCCAGCATGGTTTGTACGTCGCCAATGCCCAACTTGTTGGCCAGCTTTCCGGATGCCAGCGAGATTCCACCAGTCAGGGCGCCGGATGCCGCCAGCACAGCGGATTGCTCTGGCGTCAATAGACCGGTGGGGGATTCCTGGCGTACCTGTTCGGCGTTCTGTCCGGCCGATACCAAACCTTCTCCGGCTGCGCCGGCCGCAATGGCTCCGAGCTTGGGCGCTACTTTCAGTAACCCGCGCGCCGCCGCGCCACCGCCGATCATGGAGGGCGCCGACTCCATCACAGATCCAGCGATGGTCGACGGGTTCCGAACCATGGCGCCAATGGTCGGCAGGAAACCATCTGCCTGGGCTACTTCCTGGTCTGCCGCCTTCTGTTCAGGAGACAGGTACTCGCCCATGATCTGTTTGGCGTCCTTGAAACGCACGCCAGCGGATTCGGCCAGTTTCCCGGCGCGGCCTCCCGTCACCAGATCGGCAACGCCTACCGCCGCCTCTGGCACGCCCACCACGCCTTGCGCGAGCTTGATGCCCTGATCGGCAATGCGGCGGATGGCGCCGGATGGTTTTGGAGTATCGGGACCAAGAAAGCCGTCAATCTCGGACGACTGTTGACCGTCCAAGAAGTCGTTGATCTCGCTCATTGGTATCCGATCTTCTTGAGTTCAGCAATCTTCTGCTCACGACTCAACGCGGCGTTGTTCTTGATGGCCATCGCGCGCGGGTCGGTCTGGATCGACCGTTGACCTTGCTGTTTGATCTCGCCCGTCGCCTTGTTGAATATCACCCCGGGCTGAGTGACAACTTGATTGTTCACTGGATCAACCGTCTGCCCACCCGGGGCATAGGCGTACTGTTCTGGCGTTTCCTTGCCGTACTTGCCCTGCCACGCGCGGTAGTTCTCCTCGGCCATAGCCTTCTGCTCCGGCGTGGCGTTGGGATCAGCCATGATCTTCTGAGCGGCCAGCATGTTGGACTTCACCTCTTGGTCGATACCGGCAGACTTGGCATCCACACCGAACTTGTCGCGCGCCAGTTGGCTGGCCGCTGCATTGCTGCTGGCCTGGCCCTGCCCGGCAATCGTGGCGCCCAGCCCTGATTGGAGTTGCGACAATGCTGCTGCGCGCTTGGCCGTCATCGGGCCGTTGGCCAGATTACGGATGGCGCCCTGAATCGGATCAGTGGCGTAGTCGGCCCGGGTCTTGCCGCCGAAGTCGCCGCCGTAGGTAGCACGCACCGATTCGGTGTCACCGCGCTCGACGGCGGCCATGCGGGCAGCCTGCAGGGCTTCACCACCATCTGCGCCGCCGCCATATCCTCCCAGCGCGCGCACGGCGCCGCCCGGTGCGCTTGGCATCGTGACGGTTCCGCGTGACGGTAGGGTTTTCCCCATGCCGTCCACCATCTGGGTGTTGCCCTGTGCATCCGGAGCCACGTTGATGCCGCTGTAGGTCGTGGAGCCACCCGTACCAGTAGTCTTGTGGATCACGCCCGGCCGCAGATCGGCGGGCAACTGCGCCGGAACTGCGTTGAGTTCCTTGCTGAAGTCGCGGCTGGCGCCAAGGCTTGGTCGGCTGGTATCGGCATTGAGCCGGCGTGGATCATCGAACGCAACCCTTGCTGGCGCAGTCTGAACAGTCGCTGGCGTCTGCGTTGTCGCCTGGGGAACCGTTACCGGGCTCGCGGTAGCCGGAGAAACGGCCGGTGGACTGACTCCACCAGGATACAGCGATGAATCAATGGTCGGCATGCCATTCGGACCGGGTGCGCCAAGATTCAGTGTTCCGAGTCCGGCGATGCGTCGGCCGGCACGCTGCAGTACCGATTCCCCAGGAAGATAGCCATACTGGTCTTCGGTGCGGGAATACCTGTTGTAGTCCTCGCTGTCCTTGGCGCCGACGAAACCGCCCGACGCCATGCAGCGGATCGCCCCGCCCTTCTTCATGCCCATTTCGGACATCTTGTCTTCCATGCTGTCGCCAGCTTCTTCCTTCTTGCTGTCACCGACTTCGTTGATGGCGTTGAGCAGGGGAAGTCCGAGCTTGCGCACGGCAGACGCCTTGATCATGAATTCGCCATTGCTGGCCATGATCGGAACATCGTCACTGGTGCCAGTACCGGGTCCGCGCACCGCGCCGCCTTTCTTGAGCCCAGCCGCCTTCATGGCCTTGGTTTCGCGTTCCTTCAACGTCGCGTCGGCGGCATAGCCACCAATTGCTGAAGCCGGAGTTGCTGGTGAGACTGGAGTACTGGCTGCTGGTGTTGCAGTTGCGGCCTTGGCTGCGCGTTCTGCATCCTGACGGGCGAACTTCTGCGTCATCGTCTCCTCGGGTCCGCTTGAGAAAATTCCCTTGATCTTCCCGATCAGTCCGCCCGACTGGTAACGCGGCAGTGCTCCCAGCTTTGGAGCGGTTTGTTTGGGAGTGTGCATGCCGTGGCCCTTCAGAATAGCTTGAGCCATTCTGTTCAGAGCCGGTCGGCTCGGCAAACCCTACTGGGGGTTACAGTTCCTCGCTCTGCGATGCCAGTGAATTCATTCCCGACATAGCTGCGCTGGCAAGTTGTGCGTAGGTCTGGGCATTGGAGTGACCCAGCTCTGCCAAGGTCTTGCCGAAGGTCTGCCGGCTGGCCACCGATGCGATACCAGCCTCCAGACTGATCCTGGCGTTGGCAATGGCGGCGTTGGATGTGGATCGGTAGTATTCCCCGTAGACGTTGGCGTTCGCCACTGCAAGCTGCATCTCCGCACTGAATGCCGTCAGCTTCTGGCGCTCGTTCTCTATCTGGCTGTTGGCCACAAGCGCCCGCGCCTGTACTTGCGTGCTGTATCCCTGCATGACGGCCGAATAGTTCGACGCCTTGGCTTGATTGGTGGCGGCCAACGCTCTGACAACCTCGGTCTTGGCTTCAACCTCGGCCTTGACGGCGTTGACGCGGGCATTGAAGGCGCCCACCTGTGACTCATAGACCTTGACCAGTCCAAGTTGACCTTCGATCTGCGCCTGGTATCCCTGCCACTCGGCGTTCTTGCTCTGCACCAGCGTCCCGAATGCCTGCACTTCTGACTGGAACAGATCGACCTTCACCTTCTCGAATGTGGCTTCTCCCAACACAGCATCAATTTGCGCCTTCCATACAGAGGCGTAGGTGTTCAGGGTTTCGATGCGCGCCTTGTAGATATCAACCTTGGCACGGTCTACTTGCGTCATGGCCTGCAGCGCGTCGATCTCGGCCCGGTACAACTCGATGGTTGCCATGGCACTGCGCAACTTGGTCTCATGGATTGCGGCCTCCACCTTGTAGGCATCCAGCTTGATTCCGTAAGCCTTCACCGCCGTGTTGTAGACCTCGATGATGGCGCTCAGGACGTTCTTGGCATAGTCCAGCGCCTGACTGTTGAGCGTCGTCAGATTCTGCAAGTAACTCAGCGATGCACTCAGCAGGGTAGATCGCAGACCGGCCGAAGTCGTCACGGCAAACTGCAGGTTCTTCTGTTCCATCTCGGCCTGCATCACCACGATCTCGCGCGCCGCCGTGGCGTTGATGTCGGCCGCCGCCTGGCGCGCGGTCTGGTTGCCAGAGGTCAGTGCCCCGGTCGGCAACGTGAAGCCGCGTGTTGCCGCATCGGCCCAGTTGGCGTCCTGCACCCGGCGCGCCTCGGCGTCGGCCTTGCTGCGCGATCGGGTGTAGATGGCATCCTCCACGGCTGCCTTGAGGCCAGTCCCACCGGCCATGTAGGTTGCAAGCTGTGCCTCAATGGCTGCCATCTGCTCGGCAAAGCGCGGGTTGTACTTGGCCAGCATGGCGTCGACGTAGCCATCCATCATGGTGATGGTTGATGGCGCCATGGACGCATAGGCTGATGTGAATCGGCTTTCATGGTCCGACGGCATCACGGTTGTATCAACCGGAGCAATTGCCGTGAACGCCGGCAGCGTCAACGAAGGTGCTGTCGGCTCTGTCCGCTCCGTCAGGATGGGGCTGGCCGGGAATGGATCTGTCAAAGCGGACGGCATGTCCGGAAACACCAGGCTGCTGCTCACCGTTGGTGATACCGCTGTGAAGGCCGCCACCGCAGACGGCTTGTCAGGCAGAGACAGCGTGGGCGAGGCAGTTGAGAATGTCGGAAAACTGACCGACGCGAACGGGCTGATGACATCGAACTCCGGCGCCGCTGCCGGCTCGGACGGAATCTCAATCACATGCTCCTCGAACGTGGGCAGTGTGACGGATAGTTCGGTTGGCGGAGGAGATGGAAGGGTGGCCGGCGTTCCATAGGGCTCAAAGAACCCGATCGAATTCATATTCGATACCGCGCTGCTCATGGCATCTTCCGCCGCCGTGGTAACGGTGTCGGCGTAGGCCTGAGCGTTGGTGATCAGATCGGTTACGACAGACATTTCAGATTCTCCTTGAGAGTTTGGCGACCTTGAAGTCGATGGAGTCAACAGCCAGTTCACCCGAGCCGTTGGCACCGAACGCGTAGTAGCGGTGGTCCCGGATTCCTTTGCCGAATTTCTGCCGGTAGTTCTGTGCCAGCTCGCCGCGCGGTGTCGTGTAGTGGTAGGCCTGTGTCTGCTCACCCTCGCCGGCGTACAGGGTCATCGTCGCGGCTGGTCCGAGTCTTCCGCCAAGGTAAGCCGACTCGATGGTCTTGAACTCCGGGTAGCCGAAGTCCGTCACCGCTGTCTTGAATGCCCACGGGATAGCGGTCGGTGTCGCCGCGTAGTCCGTGGTGCCTTCCAGCAGATACAGCCCTGTCTCATTGGCTCCGAAGTAGCTGTTCTGGTAGCGCACGATGTGGGTGAATGGAAAGTTGGTATAGCGCGTCACTTCGTCGGGCGACTCGCCTGTGTGCTTGATGTTGACAGCGTAGGCTTCATAGGTGGCTGTCACCGTAGCCGTCCCGATGGCCGTCAGGGTCATCTCCGGCAAGACAATCCAGGCAGTTCCGGTCGGCGAGGCCATCAGCGCAGGCAGCGTCAACTCGGCGCTTCCGGAATCCTCCCGCGTCCCCGTTGCAACCAACTCGAACAGCGGCAGCGTCATGGCGGCGTCGCCGGTTGCCCCGGTGAGGCCGGTTGCCGCCATGCCAAGAATTCCTATCGTCACGGAGCAGACCGCGCCGGAATAGCCGACCATGTCCAGCATAGGAAGTGTCGTATTCGACTTCCCAACGTCCGGTACAAGCCCGGTCCCTGCCCCAGCAAGGCTTGGTAGCGTCAGCTCGGCAATGCCCCACCCTTCCGTGATGCCGTCGCCAGAGAATGTCAGCGCCGGCAGTGTCGAGTTCGAGTTGGCACCCCCGAATCCCGCCAAAGTCAGCGCCGGCAGCGTCTGGATGACAGAGTTCTCGTCTACCGTCTCGTGCCCGGAACCGAATGCGGTTATCGCCGGCAGTACCGATGCCAGGTTGCTGCCACCAGAGCCGACGAAGCTGAGCATCGGCAAGGTATTGTTCGAATTGATGGCGCCATAGCCCACCCCGGACATCGCCGGCAGATCGACAACCACCGACCCGCCCATGTCGCCGGTCACAAGCAGCATCGGAAGCGACTTGTTCAGTATCCCGGTGCTGGGCGGCATCTGGAAATACTCGGTGGAGATGCCTATCGCCGTATTTGCGGATGCAAAGGTTTGCCACAGAACCCAAGTAACGGCATCGTCAGAGTACGAGAAATATCCCGCCACCGGGTTGTTGGCCGTGCTGTTTCCGTTGACGATGGTGATCGAGTTGATTTCTTGCTCGTTGCCGGCACCAAAGTCCCAATACACCCAGCCTGGAGCCGCAGCAGAGGAGTTCCAGTAGGTCGCAGAATTGGAGTCGAAAAGCTTGCTACCCTCATACCCGACAGAGGAGAATGAGCTTTCCGTCGCCGTGCCATTCCCGGTTGTGGCCAGGTTGGTACCGCCGCTCGTTGTGCGCAGCTCAAGGCCTGCAAACAGGATGGTGGTCGAGGTTACGTTGGAGACGTAGACTCGCCAGTAACGATGTGCTGCCATGATGTCCCCCTATACCCAGCCCACCAGGGCCGGATAAGATTTAGCGGCAAGGTCAGCCGTTGTCCCTACCGGGGCGGCGGTCGCTCCGATGATCACGGGGTCGGTAAAACTCGTGCTCACACGAGCCACCAGATTGCCCGGCAGAACGCGATCTTCCAGAGGCGTTTCGTGAAACGCAGCCCACCCGCTGTATTGGGCCTCCACCACTCCGGTGCGACAAATCAACTTCTCCATCCCGCTTTCCTTGATGGGATCACCAGGTGGCGGAATGGTCAGGTCGTCACTGATGGTTGATGTTGCAGTCCACCCGCCGAACCGGTATGAGATGTAGGGACCGAAGATGCTGCCGCCCATGCCGGTCCAGCCGTATTCGTACTGCACATAGTCGTTGCCCGTCAGTCGTGCCACGCGGTGATAGGTGTAGTCGTTCAGGACGAGTTTGATGCCGCGCAAGTAGATTGCCTCGGAATCATAGAAAGGAACCACAGCATCTGCGTATCCCGATTTCCCGCTCAGATAGTTGGTCGACGTGTAGGTGAAATCAACATTGGCGGCGCAGACCACCTTGGAGCTGTCGATCGGCCCGGCACGAGCCCAGCCGTGCGGTGAGCCATTCGGCATGCCGTAGTCGTAGTAGTTGCTACCCCAGAAGCTGTACCAGGCATAGGTCGGATTTCCGAAGGCGTCGTAAGGTTCTTCCGGCCTGAATGTCGCCGGGTCAGGGTCAATGGTTCCGTTCAGGGATTTGCCAGTGACCGTTATCTTGGCCTCGTAGGCGTTGTAGGGCATGCAGATGATTCCGGTCTTCTCGCTGTCGCATGAGAACTCGCAGAAATTTCGCTCCGCTATGGGCTCGAAGCGCTCCCAGTAGCCGTCTTCCAGGCCAAGCGTCGATCCGGTGATCGATCCGTCCGGCGCAAGGAATCCTTCGCTGGCCGATATGCTCAAGGTCGTCGGGTCGATCTTGCCAACCTGCGATCGGCACACCTTTGCTACGTCCTTCGCATAGAACACGTAGAAGAATCCCTCACCCAGGATCATTGGCGCATCCGACTGCACGGTCTTAATGAAACCGTACACCGGTGGCTTGTCCGTGTCGGGCTCCATGTTGGACCAACTTGGCTCGGCGATGCACCAGTACGCTCGCGGCGCCGCCCAATCCGTCGGGCCTTCTATCGCCCGGTGCTCAACGCTGAACGAGGTCACTGCATGCTCGGTGAAATGAGAGACAACAATGCGGTAGTGGGTCGAGCGCAGACAGAAGCCGTCGCCGTAGGGCTGGCTCAGGTTCACCACGATGTCAGCCGCCGTGCCAGACCAGTTCCAGTGCCATCCGTACCCCATCGAATACGTGCTTGTGGTACCTACCGCCAGTGTGATGCGGTGCGTGTGGTAGGGCGCGCACTGGGACAGAATGTAGGCCTCGATGTGGTGCAGATCCTGTTCCGTCATTCTTGAGGCCAATCGACTGTCTGCCTTCAGGTAGCCGCGCAGCGACTCCCCGCAAGTCGAGCTGATCAGCGGATAAATCACCAGCTTGCCGAGTTCGACCCGCATCAGCCAGTGCTTGCCGGTTTCCGTGTCCAGAAACACGCCGGTATTGACGTTGATGACAACCGCTTCCAGATCCTCGTCAATATCGTCCGGGCCTTTGTAGGGGGCTATCGCTATCGACGGCGGGTTGTTGATGGACGCCGAAATCTGCTCGATCTTCTTTCCGGCAGATACCGCCGCACCGGTCTCCTTGTCGATCCGGTTGTCGGCATACATGAAGCGCCCGTACATCGACTGAACGTAGAGGCGACAGCGTCCGGTGAACATGGATGCCGGGCAGGCGAACGCCGACATCTTCTTGTCCTCCAGGTCCTCGTCGTTGGTTTCCGTCCTGAACACTGGCGGGTGGACCGTTTCGTCGAATATCGTCTTTGGGGAGAACGAGCGCGCTGCGGTGGCATCGGCAGGGACTTCTCCGACGAATCCACCGGCGTGCTTGATGCTGCCGGCAACCTGCCCCGTCACTGACTCGTCATCCCGGACATAGCCGCTCTTGGCTGTTACTTTGGTGAATGGACCACAGTAGCTGATCGCCTCGCCGGCCCGGTGCAATATTCCTGGCGTGGATGCATCGGTGCGGTTCTTGATGATGGATACCAAATCAACCAGCCCGCTGTCCATGTTGAACAGGCATTCCCCACCGATGATCTTGATGTAGTCCTGATCCCCGGAAATTTGAACGTGGATGTCAAATCCGCCAACCTTGTATCGCTGGTTGGCGTATTGCAAGCCCGTCGCCCGCATGGATTTGATTCGAGTCCTTGCGAATGGGAGGTATATCTCTCCGCCCTGGACTATCTTATGGGTTTCCATGCTCTGCCATGATCAAGCCGATGGCATGGTGAGGCTGAAGGTGTCGATGGTCGATGGCGCGGCAACCGCAACCGCAATGTTGGACAGATTCAAATCGGCGCCGGACGTCGCAATGCTGCCGTCGATACGCGGAAACCACGGCGCGCCGCTCAGCAATGCGCCGGAGTCTGTGGTATCGCTGCTGTACAGCCGAAACCAACCGGCCGTACCAGCGGCAACACCCGCGAAACTCCATACCTGCGTCGAGAGCTTTGCCAGCACACCGGACGCCGGAGACGTGAACAGCAGACCATTCACTGGTGCCGCACCCGCCGTCACCGAGCCCATGTTGACGTAGGTTGCCGTGACAGTGGTGAGCGTGCCTGACACTGCAGCAGTGGTGACACCAGTACCAGGACGGCCCTTGATGGTCACCACCGAAGTAGCCGCAGAGGCTTCGAACATGCCGTTGCGGTTGATGGCTTCGGCCAGACTGACAGCAGTTGCCGCCGTATCGCCAGCGGTAGCCGTCACAGCTCCATCGGGGATGATGTTGAGGCCACCCACCGTGATGGTGTTGATGGAACCACCAGCAGCGGCGGTGATCGTGATCGAACCGGCAGCGCGGGTTTCCTTGGTCAAGGCCCCGGAACTGGCGGTAATCACGCCCAGCAGCGTACCTGTCTTGAGGGCATCAGCACTGGTAGGCTGAGTCCCGGTGTAGACCTCGATGTAGCCTTTGTTGAACATTCCCGTCAGGCCAAGAGTTCCGGTGATACCGTTTCGCACGCCGGTTGAGAGTCGAATAGCCATGCTGATTTCTCCTAAAAACTATTGAAGGCGGAACCGCCTTGTTGAAGTGCGACGAGGTAGCGTTTCTGGCCACCGGTCTGCACGAGGGTTCCGCCAGCCGACAGGCCGGGGGCGACACTGACCCTGGATGCGGTCAAGTTGGTGAATGGCAAACCGGCACACAGGCCCCGGGTTGACCAGAACAGGGTGCGGCCTTCGTCGTTGGTCCAGTGCTGGCCCGGCACGACGCCGTAGTCAGCAAGTAGCGTCAATCCGTCCGGCGTGTAGGCATGAATGGCCTTGTCGGTTCCGACGATCAGACCGGCGTCATGCGGCGCCAGCATCACCACCTTGCCCGGGACCATGAAGAAGTCGCGCGCCAGGTTGAACAGGTGAAAGCCCAGCGGCTGGCTGAACCAGACGGCGCTCTGATCGTTGGTGACGTCGTACTGGCTGGCGTAGATGCGGCCCTTCCAGGCTTGGATCACATCGCAGTCGGGTAGCGGGTCCAGTCCGTCCAGCACAAAGTCGCGCCCCAGGGCGTCCGGTGAGTGGTTCCATACCATGGCGGTACCGGATGGCGATGCTGCCAGCGAAAACACTGTGCTGTCGGCCGGCGCAATGTAGACATTGGAATCGGCTGGGATGCCGCTGATCTGTAGCGCCTGACCTTCCGTCAACACCAGCTCAACCGGATCACTGGCGCCGGTCTCCCGGCCATCTGCCAGCCTGGTCGTAACCAGAACGCGGTACAGGCCCGCCGGCAGAGAACCGGTGACGGCCTGCACGGTCGGTGAGGATGGGATGTCCCAGCGCCAGGTCTTGCGGCTGTGGGCGCGGTTGAGGATGCCGCTGTCGGTGCCGTTGTTGTAGAACACCTGATCGTTGATCTCGCACCAGAACATGCGCGCCGTGCTGGCCAGCGCCTGGATGGCCACGTGGTCCGTTCCGTTGCTCGACTTGAGCACGCCACCATCCACCACGTAGAGACGTGAGTAGTCGCGGGTCGCGTAGGCGCTGGTGAAACTGCCGACAGAGGAGCGCGAGTAGCCGTCACGCCGTACCAGGCTTCCGGTGTCGGTCACGTTGACGTTGTTGGCCGTCACCAGCCAGCCCAATCCCAGACGCAGCGCATCGCTGACGTTGTTCAGGCCCAGGAATCGGTCGATCCTTGGAGGTGCGGAGGTAGCCATTGCAGCGATGTTCCGCAATCCACCGCATTGCGGCAAACCCTACTGGGGGTATCAAATCAGGATGTCGGGGATGCTGTCGGTCTCGGCGATCATGTCGATGTCGACTCCGACAAACGTCAGCACCGCGGTGAATGGCTTTCCCTGATGCAGGGGGCCAAACTCGATCTTGAGTATTCCCGTTACGCGCTCGCCGGTATCGAGGAATACGTCCGTTCCTTGCGGCGTGCCGTCCGAGACAATTCGGATGCTGCGCACCATGTCATTGCACGTAAATGTCCGTGCCGGATGGAGTGGACAGCACAGACAGATACTGGCTGACAGGGGCGCTCAACACCGATATGTCGGCGACGAAGTTCCGCACCGACGCGCCGCCGCCAAGGCTATGGGCATAGAACACCGTCGTATTGCCGAACAGTCCCGGCAACAAGGAGACTGCGCCCGTTGCAACCGTCGCCGAATAGAAGGCGTTGAGATTGCTCAGGATGCTCGGCAGAAGTGTCGACCCGGCGTCGGTGACGGTCGGGGAATGGAATGTGTTGGTGTTGCTGACAAGAGAAGGCGTGAGGTCCACCGCACCAGCCCCTACCGTTGGCACGTGGAACAGCTGCGTATTGCTGAACAGGCCCGGGGCAACCGTCACGCCACCAACCGAGATCGAGGCAGCGTAGAAGACTGGCGCATTGGTGAACAGATCAGGCGCCAATAGGAACCCAACCGTGATGGTTGCGCCGTAGAAGGTCGTCGAGTTGGTGACAAGTGATGGAGTCAGATCAACGGCGCCAACCGATACGGTCGGAGCGTGGAAAGTGCTGGTATTCGTCACCAGCCCTGGTAGAACAGCAGGCCAGGCGCCGTCCGCAAACAGGTCCGACACTGACTTGATGACTGTCGCACCGTAATCCTTTGTCTGCGTCTCCGTCCATGTCAGGTCACGGGATGACTCAATGAAGGTTGCCAGCGGCGCTTTCCTGGTTCCATTTGCCCAGTAGCAGCTGGAATCAACTGGGTTATCACCAAAGGTGGTAATGCCGGCTGTGTAGACCAGCATCTTTGTCAGGAACGTCGAATAGAACGGCGATCCGGAGTAGATGAAGTTCCCAGAATATCCGCCATGGAAATCGAAGAACGCCGCCACATTCTTGGTGCCCAAGTCGGTCGTGATGGCCGCCATCGTCTTGGTAGTGGACTCAATACCCGGCGTGGTTACCCAATGCCTGTTGGTGTCGTAGGTTGGGTTGACGGAATTGAAGTCACCGCGCCAGTGGCCGCCGTAGCGCCCCATTGGGTTGGTCATCGGGTAGATGAACCACTCGAAGTTCTTGCGCGCCGCAATAGCCTTGGCATCACTGCCGCACAGGAACTCCACCGCGCCCTGCAACATCCAGTTGCCAACGTCCTCGCTGGCATGTTGTCCGGCGATCATCACAGCTACGCGCTTTGCAGATCCGTCGGCGGGCTGCTGCGTGTCGTCGCTGATGCGCAGCGAATACAGAGGCTGCGCCGGTATCGTGCGCCCGCGTTCGTCGGTCTGGGTGCCCATGGTGTCGGACACGTAGGACAACCCCGCCGAACTTGGCGGCATGGAGACGTAGGATGAATACGTGGATGCCAAGGAAGAAACCAGCGCTGCGGTCATCGTTCCCGTGTACGGCCGAATGCTGCAAACCCATACCGTGTCGCTGGTGAAATCCGCGTTTTCCTTGAAGTCGATGTTGAGGTTGTCGCCGCTCAGCGCATGGGTGTCGAAGTAGTTCCATGTGACCTGGTCGTAGGACCACATGAAGCGCTGGCTGGACTGGAAAAACCAGCGGTCCAGGATGGTGGTGCTGGGCGTCTCGTAATACCTGACTTTCCAATTCGGCCGCTTGCCAAGCAGGCCCGTCACCCGGGCGTGGAACACCTCATAGCCTGGCGTGCCAGGGACGTTTTCACTGACCTGCAGGCGCGGGTAGATGCGGATGGTCGGCGCGTAATAGTCCTGGTCGATGCTGGACGCGCTGATGTTGATGTTGCCGCGCTCGTGATCGTCATGAAACTCGACCACCAGAATGACGGTAGGCGCATAGAAGCTGTTGGTGTTGGTGAACAATGAGGGCGTCAGTCCCACCGATCCCATCGTCACCGTGGCAGCATGGAAGTTGCTGGAGTTCGTCAGCAGGCTCGGAGCGAGATTGAAATCACCTTGCGAAACCGTTGCTGCATAGAAACTGTTGGAGTTCGTAACCAGCGACGGCGTGAGTCCTACCGCTCCGACTCCAACCGTCGCAGCATAGAACGTGTTGGTATTGGTGAAAAGACTTGGCGTCAGCGTCACGCCAGACGTAGCGGTATTCCTGCGATCCGCCATCAACGCAACCCGATGGGGATTCTCAAATAGCAGTTTGTGCTCGTTGGCGGTAAGACCTGATTCCGGGTGATCAAAGATCAGCTTCGGTCCCAGCATGCCGTCCCAACCGCGAATTCCGTCGGTGGAGCGGTTGCCGATGTCCAGCGTGATGCTGGCGGTTTGATAGTTTCCGGTCGAGGCCGTGACGACGCTGGTCGATACCACGGCGCCGTTTTTGTACATGGCCGGCGTGTTTCCCACCGTGCGCTGGTCGTGCGTGGAGCCGTAGCCAACCCAGGCGCTGAGCACCGGGGCACCAGAGATCGCCCACGCCCCGTTGGCTGCGTCGGTCACGCGCTGGTAAAGAATCTCGTAGCTGCTGGCTGACGAGATATACCAGCTCTCATCGCCAATGGTGTTGCCGGCCTTGCCGGCTGGCTGCATGATGCGGCCCAGATTGCCGCCGCCGTAGCCGTTGGCATAGCTGAACAGCAGCCAGGACCGGATGCCGCTCGCCGGGTCCAGCGACGGGCCATCGGTGCGGTCGGTGGTGCCCGTGCCGTGTGTCGTGCCGTAGCCTTTGACTGCGCCGTACTTCGCGGTGGTCTGCAGCTTGGGCGGGCCTACCCGGCTGGACGTGCCCTGCCAGCCGCCCTTTTTTGTCCAGATCCAGCCGTTGCCAACGTCGTACAGGACCAGCCCGCGCTTGAGCCAATACGGGTCAAGGGGGACCGGCCCGCTCGGCTGGGTTGTCCGAATGGTCTTGCGGCGCTTCACGGCCATGAGGCGGACCTAGTAGGTGATGGCTTCGTACCAGCACTGACCACCCGCGCTGGCGGTGGCGTTGAGGGCCTGCACCATGCTGTGCGTCACGAACACGACATACCGGTGCGGGCACTTGCCGAAGACAGATTCCAGATCGACACCGCCGAACTCGTAAATTCTGTTTGCGGTGGCGTCCGTCTCGAATGTCTTGATGCATTGGCCAGACTGGATCAGCACGTTGCGGTAGGTGACAGTCTCCGCTGAACTGGTTCCGTCGAAAACATCGGGGTAAGTGGCCGTGCCTCCAATGTCCCAGACAGGGATAACCCAGACCTCCAGCTTTCCGGCCGTGGGCGCGGTGTTGTTGGCCTTGAAGCGTCCCGACAGGATGTGGGTGTCAGCCGCATTGGTGATGACGGCCGACTCCCAACCGGCGACCCATGTGCTGCTGCTGGCCAGGCTGTCAAGGTCGGTCGAGCCGAAGATGGCAACGCCATTGGCGTAGGCGGTGGTCATGGCCGGTCCTTACAGCGTGAAGATGCCGGATGCATTCCACGTGATCGTGATGTTCCCGCCATTGGGAGTCACCGGAAGCCCGGTCACACCGGTGTCGATGTAGGCAATCAACGGCCAGGTGGTGTTGGCGCCGGCGTTCTTGCGGTACAGCACGATGGCCTCGCACGTAGCGCCAGTCACGGCCGTGTAGGTCAGATCGGTACCATCGAATGTTCCCGTCACCTGCGTCTTGGTCAGAATCTCCTGGTCTGTCCCAACCACGCCAGACAGCGAACTGTAGAACTGATGCGCGGCGCTGTAGGTGTAGGTGCCGGTGTCGACCAGCGCCGCATAGACGCCGGTTGCTCCTTCGGCGGAATTGAGCAGGTTGTTCGAAGTCCCCTTGAGGATTTCTTGCTTCCAGAGTGGGTAGAGTGCGTTGGCCATGACAGCTCCTTACGTGGTGACTTCTTTGGTGACTGAGATAGAGCCGTACATCAACTGCGTGACGACTCCAGGGGTTGAGACAAGTTCGAGGTCGTAGACCCCAGAGGTCCATGTCAGTGCGGCGGCGTCTGTTGCCGTGATGGCCAGCGTGATGGTCTTGGCCGAGGCGTCGATGACGATTCCGCCGTTATCGGTGGTCAGGCTCAGAAAAACGGTCCCGCCAACCTTGTCCTTCACAGCCATGCGTGCCGTGTAGCCGGTCAGGTCGTGCGGCGTGTACCACTGCAGGTATCCGCCACTTGTCCAGGTGCCGTAGTTGCCGGCACTGATCGGGTTGAATTCGATGTGCGTTGTGTCAACCACTGTCGCGCGCCGGAAGTCAGCGGACTTTGGCGGATTGCTGGCAGCGTTGAGTTCAGTCATGCCAGCCGCATCGACCACCGCCACGCGCCAGCCATCGGGAATTCCGTGCACACCCGTGGTGATCCTCACTGGTGCCGTGTTGCTCATGCCCAGGATGGCAGTGAACAGGAATGGCTCGGTCTCCCAGCGCAGCACCTTCTCAAAGGTCTTGCCTTGAATGATCTCGATGTCGAGTTCCATCACCACACCGCCTTGTTGTATAGCGGTCGATTGGCTTGCGAACTGCGACGCACATCGGCATCGGGGCGAATGCCAAAGACGCGCGTGAACTCGGCCAGCGCACGGTCTGCCCGATTGGGGTCATAGACCTCTGTATCTGGCCTGCTGTAGTTCTTGTGCAATGCCCACTGGATCAGATGCCGGTGGTGAATGCGGGCAATTTCTGGCTTGTCCGATTCGCTTGCCATCGGCTTTCGCGGGATCCGGTAACACTCAATGGTCAGCGTGCCGGCCGTCTCAGGAATGCATCCCATGCGGATGCTTTTGTCCATCTGGATCAGCTCGGTAGGCGTGTCCGTCGTGGTTCTCCAGTCCGGGAAATTTCGGTCCTGCTCGACCCGATCGGTCAGCGTCATGTGGATGACTTCGCTGCTGCCGGTCTCGGTGAAGTCGGCCCGCGTGATGTCGAGAACGGTTTCGTGCAGGGGGTAAACGCTGGTGCCGGCCGACACCGAAATCTCGGTGATCGCCGTATTACTGGACTCATGAATCAGGCTGGCGCGGATGGCCGCCTCTTCTTCGGCTTCGTTGAGCCAATCCGTGACGAGTTCATCGCTGGCCAAAGGCGGAACGGCGGTGTCATCCGCATCCACCCGGTACTTGGCGATCAACTCTGCGAGAGTCATACGACTCCAAACTGGTCCACCATCACGGTGACTTGTTGACGCAGATCGTTGACACCCTTGCGCTTGTCCAGGCTGGCATTGAAATGGGTCTTGGCGAATGACGCCAGGGCGTCCTTGCCCATGTTGGCGACGGCATCGCGCATGTTCTGCGCCTCGTCTTCATCCTTGCGTGCCGGCGCAATCTCAACTGTCAGGGCGTCAGCATCACCTTGCGTGTACACGTCGGGATGCTTGAGCATCAACTTGGCGATGTTTGCCGGGACCATGCGCGAGTCGCCACGGTCGAAGTTGATCTTGGTTCCGAACGTGCCATCGGTGTAGCTCGGCCGCACTCCGATGTACTTGACTGGAACAAGGCTGACTGCTTGGTTCATGGTGTTCCTGTGTTGACAAAAAGGCGGGATGCCGTAGCACCCCGCATGCCTCGTGGCAACTGCCTAGTTAGGGCGCACCACCGATGACGCCGTAGACGATCACGTCAACGACACCAACCACGGCATTGGTCGCCGCATCCCAGTCCATGACGATGTACATGTCACGAGCCAGGGTGATGGGCGCAACGGCGGTGTTGTCGGCGCGATACCGGCCAACTGCGTTCAGCACCAGTGAGGCGGTGAAGTAGTCGGCGTCGTCTTGCGTGGTGACACCATCGACAGCGCGCAAACCAACCTTGGCGGTGGTTGCGGCGGTGAAGGCGTCAGAGACGATCATCAGAGCGTCTTGCACCAGCATGCCGGCAGGCAGGACACCAACGATCAGTTCGTCATTGGCAGTGGGGGCGGCCGCACCATCGCCATCTGTCCAGACACCGCTGGAGTTGGTGGTGACGTTGAAGGTCAGCGCGGCCAGATTGCCGTAGGGGGCGCCACCAAACTGCTTTTGGCTGGCAAGTTTCTTGCGAGTGAAGGTCGTAGCCATGTTGGGCTCCTTGAGGTTGTGAGGGTGTATGGACGCAGGCCGGTGTTACCCGGCCCGCTGCGTCACTTAGGCCAGGCGAACGGCCGTGTCGATCGCCATCACGCCGTAGTCGGTGTATTGGCTGGAGTCGCCGTGGTCGATGAGGAAGCGGATCTTGCTGCGGCCATTGATCGCACCCAGCAGGATTTCCAGCTTGTCGCCATGGTCCAGTTCCTTCTCGCTCAGGAAGTACGGCATGCCCGTCTTGGGATGCTTGCCCCAGGCTTCGGCCAGTGCCTGACCACCCAGCAGAATCGCGCGATCCACTGCGTAGGTGGTGCTGAACGCTGCCGGCACGAGGTCGGTCGAGGTCTCCGTTTCCGTGGTGTAGCTGGCGCAGTAGCGCAGGCTGTCACCGGCATAGAATCGGATCGGCTTGGGCATCTTCACGATCAGAATGCCGTTCCACAAACCGGCTTCACCGCAGAACAGCGGATTCATTCCAGCCTGTTGGGCGCGCGCCATCGCGTTCGCCTGCAGCGTGCGGAAACCAGTAGACTGAACGAAGCTGGTGTACTGCTCGCTGGAGACCAGCAGAACCCGAACCGGCGCATCGCTGGCCATCTTGTCGCCTTCGAAGACGACCGGAGGAGGCGGCACAGCCATCGAGTCGACCAGCGTGCGAATGCCGTCAACCACGTCGGCGTTGAGCACGTCAGTGGTGGCGATGCTGATTTCGCTGCCGGCCGCTGCAATGTGCTCGATACCGGAACCCGTGGACATGTAGTGCCGGTTCTTGGTAGGTGCCTTGACGGTGTTGATCGCGATGGACGCAAAGTCAGCATCGCTTGCCTTCGGTACTGCCCATTCGATGTTGTCGTGGAAGCCACGGGCGCCGGCCAGGTGCGTCAACACCAGTTGGTCGGACAGACGGCCCATGTAGTTCTCGCCCAGAGCACGGGCCAGCTTGCGCAGCTCATGCGGGGTGCGTTGCTGCGTCATGGTGTCGCCAGCAGAGATCGGGTAGCGCGCCTGGTTGATGCGCAGACGGTCCTGACTGAACGACATGGAACGACCCAAACCCTCGGCGTTGTTGGCGCCCATGATGGGTTTTCCGCCCATCGGGTTGATCAGGTCGAAAGTGATTTCGTCACCGGCCATCTTCTGCAGGTCCATGCAGCGCACGATCGGCATTTCGCTGCTCGACTGTTTGCGGATGGTGGACTCGGCATCAGCCTGTTGCGGGAACTTGCCCGTCAGGCGACCGATGGTCGTATTGCGCTGCATGTTGGCAGCGAACAACCCAGCGGACTGGATCGTGATGGCCTGCGGCGAACCGTAGGGAAGACTGGTAACAGACATGGAAATACTCCTTCAATGGGACTTGGCTGCGCCATCCCGGCGCTGCCGTATAAGGGTCAAAGAACCCGGTTCATCAGGGCGTTGATCTGCTCTGGCGTCTTGCCTTCGAACATGCTCAAAATCCCCGTACTTGACATATCCAACATCGCCGATGCCTGGTCGGTGTGCGCTGCAGAACCTGCCGGAATCTCCGACAGACTCGTAGGCGGCGCCGACTGAGCCTTGGCAATGGCTGCTTGCGCAGCTGCGGCGGCTACCGTTGGCACGGCGGTCGTCGCGAGTTTTGCGGTGGAACTCTTGAAAGTGTCCAGAAGCTCGACCACATCGGCCGCACTGCCTTGAGCAATCACGTTCCTGATGGCGGAACGCGCAAAGCTGGGCTGCGACTCGATCCAATCGTTCATCTGCTTGCTCTCAACCACTGACTCCACATCGGGGTGCGCCTTGTAGATCGTCGAGAAGTGCTCGTCTGCGGCGCTGATCTGCTGCTGTTGCTGGATGGGCTCCACCACAGCGGCCAACTTCGCCTCAAACTCTGCCTTGATTGCCGCCGTTTCCAGGGCAACCGTCTTCTTGATGCCTTCCTTGATCGCGTCATCCGAGTAGTCACCGAAATCCACGCTGTCAGCCGCTCTGGCTGGCTCGCCTGGTGCTGCTTGGACCGGAGCACTTTTCAATGCCTCGATCTGCTGCTGCGCCTGCTCTGCGACGGTCTTCCAATGCTTCTCGGCTTCCCGAGCCTCTGTCAGCTTCTCGAATGGGATGGTGTGAACACCGTCCTTTGCGAGAATCACCGGCTGCGTTTCCGCTGCTGGTGTTGCTTCCACTTTGGCCTCTGGTTCTGGCTTGACTTCTGCCGCGACGGCGGGCACGTCGCTTTCCGTTTTCACGGTATCGCCCTCTTGCAAGCTCAGCATTTGCATCGCCTGCGCATCGGTCAACTTGCCATCAACTTGATTGGCCTCGAAAAACTCTTCTATCTTCATGTCATCACCCTTGCCACATGTCGCCGTGGCCGCGTTGAAGGGCTTGCTCTTACGAGTCAGGGGCCGAAGCCCCGTTCTCTCCGTCTCAGGGAACCCCACTGCTTCACAGCGTTGGGCTCTGCTACCTCTCCCGAGGTTGCAAGTGAATCATCCGGCTACTGGCGCGCGCGGACAATCCCTACTGGGGGTCAGCTTAGAAGTCGCCCAGCCAGACCCACGTCAGATCAACCGTGCCCGACCAGGTCTGTGTCGCATCGGCGTCAACGTCGGTTGTCGTTGCGTAGGCCGAATTGAGGTACACCGGTACGGCTGTCGTGTGGCCATCGAGCTGAGCCGAAGCAGCCAGAACCGGGTTCACAGCGGTGCCAGCGACGTTGATCGTGGCGCTGGATGTGAAAGCGGTAGACGGGGCGATGTCCACCATCCCGCTGGTAAGCGAGACGTTCGAGGCGGCTGCAGAACCCAGCGACACCGCACCCGTCGCACTGTTCAAAGTGGTCAGAATCGCGCTGGTGGTGGTCTGCGCCAGGCTCGCCACAGTGCCCAGCAGCAGAATCCGGCCTTCTGGAAAGGTGTAGATCTTGGTGCTCTGGTACTCGGTGCCGTTCACCACGGCTTGCGCGACGTTGGTCAGAGTCAACCGCGTGGTGCGAATCGACCCGGCGCCGCTCTCTGTGGCCGCGACACCGGTGCCGCTCACAACGCCCACGATCTCCTTGAAGGCGTCAGTATGGTCGCGGTGGTAGGACGCCATTTCGTCATCGACTTCGCGGATTTGCCCGGCTGCCCAGGTCACCTTGTGGTCTTGACGGTCAGAGGAAAGGCCGCTTGTCACGGCGCGGAAGAGTTTACCCATGATGGATCTCCATGTTTGGCTATTTAGATACCGTCCGGTTGCGCCACGACCATTCGGTGTTTACCCCTGCAGCACGACATGCGTAATCACGCCTGACGTGTGGCTGTTGATGTCCACGCGCACCGCGCTGACCGGTGTCGTGTAGCCGCCGTCGGTGCTGGCCGTCTTGCCGGTCAATGCCGACAAATTGAAGGCCGGCGAGTTCTCGGTAGGCGGGATGTCGAATGTGTGCTGGCCGTCGAAGTTGCATGAACCACTGACCAGGTACACAGCAGCAGACGCCCCGAATGGCAAGCGGGACGGGTCCAGATCGACCCATGGCGTATGTCCTGTTCCAGCCCAGCCGATGTCGAAGGTATCGGCGCCGATGGTTGCCGATGGCGTGGCACTGGTCAGCGTCTTGAATGCCTTGGTGCTGGTCACTGTGGCGGAAGTGCCTGGCGCGGCCAGCGTCTCTGTCAGTGCCTCGCCATTGGCCCCGGTTCCGACCAGAACAATGGTCTTGGCAGCGTGGTCTGTCACGGAGTCATTGCGGATCGTCACATGGTGCGCGATGCCGTCTGCGGCGCCTGCGGTGGCAATCGTCCAGGATGCTCCAGTGACGTTGGAAGCGTGGCCAGTCAGCGATGCCGCTGCCAGGGTGAAAGTGGTTCGGGATGGGTAGCGGTTCATTGCATTGCTCCAAGGTTGTCAGTGGTGCGCGCCGTCTCGATCCCGGTCATGGGCGAATCGGCCTGCTGTGGGACGGGTGGAAGTTGTGGGCTGGTGTTCTGCTTCACATCCAGCGGCGGCGCAGCAATTGCTGCGGGCTGCGGGAAGTTCGGGTCAACTCCGGCCGGTGTTGGAGGCTGGTAGCCGGCGCCCTGCATCACGACATCGGCAATCGGTGCGATCTGCGGCATGGTGGCGATGGTCTGGCCGGCTTGCATGGACGCGAAGGCGGCTTCTACACCAGTCTTGACGGTCTCGGCGATCAGCTTTGAAATCTGCGCCATCTGCAGTTCAGCCTTCAGGTCCAGTTCGCGCGACTTGAGATCGTGATTGGCTTGAGCCAGGGCAGTCTTCACGGCTTCGTCGATCTTGGCCTGAACCTGCTCGGGTGTCGCCTGATTCTTGGCCTCTTGGATCGCCTTGATGATGTCGTCCTTGTTGGGCATGTCCATCAATGCCAGCAGATGCGGAAGTGCCACGATCTGCAGTTCCTGCGGCATGCTCTTGAAGGCTTCGGACAACGCAGAAACCTGCTGAGCGCGGAAACTCGATGTCGTCGGCACATCCGACACAGCCACCTTGAGACGGATGCGCTGAACGTCGTTGTTCAGGTACTGCATGCCGCTCTCATCCGTCATGGGCTCATTGAGCCTGACAGTTCGATCCGGGATCACGGCATTGCCGCGAATCAGCACTTCCTGTGGCTGATCGGCCATGTCTTCGATGATCATGGACAACAACAGCTCTCCCACCTTGGAGCGGGCAAACTTGAAGTTGTCCATCAGGCCGGCCAGAGACTGCGTGGCCTGCTCGATCTGGGTGTTTTCCTGTACGCCGCTGGTGGCAGTTCCCTTCTGGCCCTGGAAGCCCGATGTGATGCCACTGGCGCGCTCGATGCCGTTGCGTGAGTCCTGCAGCATCTTGTACTGCTGCTCTGTGAGTTGAAAGTCGCGCTCTACCTTGAACACGGCTCCAGGCTTTGCCATGTGTTCTTCATTTAGCACGATGTCGGCATCCACCCGGGAAGCCTGCTGCCTGAAAATCTCGTCCGAGTAGCTGACAGCGCCCTTGGTGCGGATCGTGCGAGTGGCCGATAAGCCCCAGCGAATCTTGCTGGTGGCAGAGTTCACGTTGTCCTGCAGGTAGACCATGCCACGGACACGTCCGAAAGGAACGCCGGTACGGTCTTCGCGCTGACCCCAGAACGGCACGTAGGGGAAATCGCTGTGCTTGTATGGCGTCGGGCCGTCGTAGAGCTTGTGCGGACCCATCCAGAAGCTCACGTACATCCTGGCGACAGTGGCTTTGCTCGGGCGAATGCGGCCACTGGCCAGCGCCAGCACGTGCACGGCGTTGCTACCGTCGTATTCCACGACACGACCATCCGGCGTCTTGAGCACCGTGACCGACTCCCAGCGCCGATACCAGACCTCAAACAGACAAACGCGGCCATTCTCAGCATCGCGCCATTCCTGCTCTTCCACGCTCCAGCCGCGTTGATCTTCCCAAGCCATCGCCATCTCGGTCGATGTTCCACCGTCTGCCGTGGCCGCGAACTGATCAGTCCAGCGCCCATTGGTACGGTCGATCAGATCGGCATGCTTGGGAAACTTCAACTTGACCTGAGCGACATCACTCCAGCGCCGACGCACCAGATAGCGGGCATTTGGCAAGCCGGGCTCGCGGTCCAACATGTCCCAGAAAATCTCGTTTCTGTGCACAGCCTTGCAGCGGTAGGGGAATTTGAACGGGTCAGACTCTCGCGCCACCTCGACCCAGCCGATACCAACGCAGGTTTGCGGCTTGAAAGCATCGGTGCAAGCCTTATCAGCGCCGCTGTTGCGCTCAGCTTGGTTGAGCTTGTAGTTCAGTGCGTCGGCAACGTCGTCGCCGTCATCACCGTCTGGCGTCACGCGCCAGTCTGTTCTGGTTTTCGCTTCCAACCCCACAACAGCTTCAATGGCCGGGCCAATCAGAGGCTCGATGGCGGGCGGCATGCCGATCTTGCGCTGCGCCTCCAGAACCTCGCTGTTGAGCTGGTTGCCGTCAACATAGTCCATTTCCTTGTCCGCCTTGGCACGCCAGGCCGGCTGGTTCTGGATCTCGTAGAACCATTTGGTAAACGTCGACAGCGACAGGCCGGCCTTGTCAGGCTGGTCAGTGTTGGTCATGGTGGCTGGACTGATTGAATTGGTCATAGTCGCCAGTCAGGTGGGGGGGGCGGGTTGTAGGCGCTCATCGAGCCTGGCGACGGAATACCAGAGACAAAGGTCATGGCCACTGCGTCACCCTTGTCAGGAGAGCGCCCAAGCGCCTCGCGTATCTCGTCCTTGTCACGGATCTGGATCGCGGCAACCTTGCCCATGCTCACGACCTTGTAGCGAACCGCACAGAGGTCTTCTGTCAACTCCGGGTCAGGAGGCAAAGAGATGGGGTCAGGATTGGTAGGGTCCAGTGCCTCGCGCATGCGCCAGTACATCTCGGCGCGCTTGTTCTTGAAACGCAGTTGGCCAGCCTTGTCGGACAGTCCACTCGATGCAGAACCAACTACGGGCAAGACCAGCAGATTCAGGCCGACGATGAAATCCAGCGCGCTTGATCCGATACCGATACTGTCAACGCAGACGCAGGCACCGTTGCGGATGAGTGGCACGATGAAGCCTGCTGCGGTAGGACCATCCTTAACCACGGCTCCAGGAACTGACACCATCTCGTCGAACCAAGTCCCATGGCGTCGCGCCGCCGTGCTCTTGTCTTGTCCGCCGCGTGTCGGATCGAATCCGATCGCCGTCATCGGCCCCTTTGTGTCTTTCTTCACCCACCGCGCTTGTGCAGCTTTCACCCATTCGGTGGGTACAAGTTGCCATGCCGGGTCACTGGCGCCGGCCTGAAAGTCACCGCGCAGCATCTGACTGCGCAGGGGCTCGGGAAGCGACTGCAGCGTCGCCTTGTAGCCGGTGGAAGCGAGAAACAGGTTGTCATCGACGTTGGACGGAATGAATGTTCTGCTCTTTGGCGTGAACCAATCCGCGCCGACCTTGACCGGATCGCCGCTTGGAACCTCCATGTCATCGCCATTGACATCTGTGACATACCAGCGCAGTTCTCCCGGCTTGGCTGGGTTCGGATGTGTCGGATCGAGCCACGCTGCCCAAAAGCGCTTCACCCACTGACCTTCACTCGAAGTGGGGGGATTCCCGGCGCAGACCACGCGCTGGCGCTGGCTCGGGTCATCGGAGCGCAGCCAGCCTATCAGCGCGCGAAACTGGGCTTCCGTGAAGTGGGGCAGCTCGTCAAACGCCTTCAGGTCATGGGCGCGGCCCTGATACTTCATCCAGTCGTCTGGCTGGGCAACGCTGCCAAGCTCCATCACACGCCCGCCAGGAATCCTCCAGACGCCGGACTGTGAGTTGTAACCGGTGCGCGTTCCCAGAATCCGCGTCATGTCCTCCTCAAGGCCAGTCAGCTGCACCGCCTCGCGCCTGAAGATGATGGAACGCTTGTGAGCCGTCAGTGACAGTCCCAGCATCAGGCTGGACTTGCCGCCTCCAGCCGATCCGCCATAAAACAGGATGTCAGCTTGGGACTCGTAGGCCATGCGTTGCGGCCCGGGTTGAGGAACCCATACCGGAACGCTCGCCAGTAGTTTGTCAAGCTCGGCCTTGTCGGCCTGCGACATGCGCGCGATGGTCTCCATGGCCTCAGTGGTCGTGCTCATGGCAGAGGACCAACCTTGGACATTAGGTAAGCCAGCTTGACAGCCCGCTCGGCGTCCGTCATGCCGGTTGGCTTGGTCGGGTCTTCTTCGCCTCCATAGTCAATGCCAAATGCCTCGCGCTCTCCTTTGCGGACCTTTTCATCCACATCGGCCAGCTTCTTCAAGTCATCGACCAGGGCGCTGCGTCCCATTGCCTTCCTGAGTGCATCGTGGGCTCGGTCCACGCCATTGTCGTCTGGCTTGCGCACCATCTCAATGATCTCAGCCAAGTCCACCATGTTTTCGGCTGCTTGTTCGATCTGAGCCAGCAATTTGCGCTTGACTTGCGTGATGCTATTCAGGCCCTTGCGGTGCCCAAGGATCACGTTTGTGTTGACCTCGGCAGCAGCAAGAACCGTATTGCTGACTTTCTGCTGACCCTCGCTAACTTCCTTGCTGACTAATTGCTCGATCAACTTGGCGTTCGTCGCCTGCTTGATGGCAATTGCGAGGTCTTGTGTCCACCCGTCCTTCTTTGCCTTACGGGATATGAGACCATTGTTCGCACCATGCTTAGCTTCAAGCTCGCGCAGCGTGAACTTCCCGGTTCGATAGTCTCTCTCGACAGCTTCCCAGTCAGTGCGCTTCTTCTTGCCCGCAGCGCCGCCAGCCTCTTTTGAGGCGTTCAGCACGTGGCTCTTGGATTTCGATACCGTCATGCATACCGATGATGCTGACGACTGGGGTTATGGACAAACCCTAGTGGGGGGTGCGCTCCCCGATGGGCCGCCAATCAGTAACGTCCCAATTGCCTTTGCCATGATTGCAGTCCCCGCAAAGAACTTGCAGATTGTCCATGGACAGGGCTAGGTCAGGAAAAAGCAGCGCTGAGGTCGTCTTTTGCTTCTTTGACATGCTGCTCTTCTCATAGCTATGCCGGGTGACTGGTGAGAGTCACGATCTCCATTGATGCTGTTCATCTGCCAGTCCATCAACCAAGTGCCGCAGTGGGGCAGGTCATCGCAATATCGGCACAGGCTGTCACATCCGGCTATTGCTGCTCCAGTCGCCTTGCCAACGCTGGAACGTCACGGTTGGTCGTTCCGTGGCGCGTGTTTCTCGGGTGCGGCCCATGCAGGCCCGGTAGCTGCGTCAGTAGCGCCCTGACCACAAACGCAAAAGTCCTAAAACTGCTGCGTTCCTGATGCAGCCACATCAGTCCGGTTGCCCGGCCGGTTTCCCGGTAAACGCATGAGTTTTAGGACTCGTGGGTATTGTCTCAGTGTGGCTGCACATTGACAAGCCCAATCTTCGTCATGTCGCTACTTCGCATCAATCCTTAGTGGGGGGGTGGATGCTGGAGAACTCCGTTCCGCATGTTCCAGCGTGCAACCGCAGCTTCTTTGCTGGCTGATGGCACCTGATCCATACAGCAGGAGCCTCCGTGGTTGATCGTATTGCGGCATGTCACACCGTACCAATACCGGTCTCCGTTCTTGTCGCCGTACATTCTGCCGAACGTCACGTTCGCCAATTCAAGCTGCACGGGTCCACCGCAGAACGGACATGGCAAAAGCGGGGTTTCTTGCTCAATGTTCATTTCACGCGCTCCCTGCTGGGTTGGGGTTGTCCGGGTCGTGCAAGTCAGCAATGGCCTTGGCTGCCCGCTCCCTGGCCACCACGGCTTCATAGAAGCGAAGCAGGTTGGTATAGCTGAAATAGCAGAGGACGTCATTCACCCATTCCATGCCGCATTGGCGTGCCAGGGCTTGGAGTTCAGGCTTGGTCAGTTCTGCGCTCATTGGCCATCCCATGTCTTCAGTTCTGGATCAGGCGGTTTGCGGTTGCGCGTCGCAGCCGTGTCGGCGTGATACCCGCTTAACACGATCCACACGTACTTTGGAATCTCGGCCCATTGAGATTCATCGATGTCACAGCTCACGCACCAGAAGAACTTGCCACCTTCAACCTTCAATTGAAGCGCGCCACGGTAGTTTCCGCATTCTCCGAATTCAATGAACGAATCAGTCATCTCATCCCTCTCTCGGCGATGCGGTGTTCCAACTCTCGAATCTGATTGATGGTCAGTGGCGGCAGTGGCGGGGAATCCAATTTCCTCCCTGTTACCACGTCACGTCCTGTCACGAGATTGATTGTCAACGTCAATACGACAAGTCCAATCGAGGTCACAATCACGGCCAGAATGGCACACACGGCAATTTCAGGGAAACTCACGGCTTCACCCTCTCGGCTTTGATACACGCATAGCCTGAATACTGCTTCACTTGAACGCCGCCAGCGGTTTCGCATGCTTTCTGAATCTCGGTGTTCTTCTTGCTTCCCACCAGGATGATCCCAAACACCACGACAGCGATTATCACAATCACTGCTCCAGGAAGTATCGCCAAGAAGGATTCTGACATCTTCACGCCAAATCCACCATCATCTTGCCCAGGCCCATCAGCGACTGGAACCGCTTGACGGCCCGCACCACGTTGCGCCGGCTGGCGTATCCCTCGCCACCAGTTGCAATGATGTGGTTGTTCTTGGCGGTCAGGTGCCAATACCACTGACCATCTTGACCTTTGAAGTACTTGAGTTTCATGATGTCTCCTTGAAAAAGTCACCGCCCGAATTGCAGCCCAGTCCCAGCAGTCGCCGCACCAACGTTCTTCGTCTCTCTCAGCGAAAGATCCAGCACATGGTCGCCGATTTCCAGCTTGACCCGGCCATTGTTCAGGTACGTCACCGACACGTGGCGGTCTACGGGTCCATCCTCGACCAGCTCCACGATGCCATTGACGGGCCGGCGCAGGATTCCATTGTCCAACATGGTCTTCAGGTGATCGTCAACGATCGACAGCTTCAATCCCGTCGTCATGCTGATGACCTGGCGGCTGCACACCCGATTTGCATTCGTCAGATCAATGATCGCCTGTTTTATGATTACCGATGGTGATTCCGGCTTGCTCATGCTGTCTCCTTCTGTGACTTGAATCGTTGCTGCTCAGCGGAAAATTCCGCCACCAGTTGGTAGTAGGTGTCGCACTCATTGACGTAGCGAGCCAATCGCAATCGCTCGTACACAGTCACCTCGGATACCTGCAGGCGCTGGGCGATTCCGGTGATAGTGTGGCCACGCACCAGCAATTTCAGAATCTCCGTGTGGCCGGGTTCCAGGCGCAATTCATTCATGTAGCGGGTGCTCCCTGGAATAGCTCGCCAGCAACTGCCAGCCAGTCTTGAGCCCGTTGCGCTCCCGAGCCCTGGCGATGTAGTTCGAGCAGGCGCTGACGCCTACGCCCAACTTGTCGGCGATCTGCTTCATTGCATCCCCGGCACTCAGCAGGTCCAGCACCTGGCGCTCGCGGTGGCTTAGTCTCAAGCTCATGTTCCTTCTCCTACCTTGCCAGCCCAGAAAACGGATTGCTGTAGTCCCGCCAAGAAATCCCCGCCCTGACGCGGGAAATCAGTGACTGGTGCACCCCATAAAGCTCGGCCAATGCCCTGCTACTGTCCGTGCTGACGCGAATATCCCTGGCAATGTCCATTGACAACTTCCCCTTCTCGCGTTTTGCTGCGGCAATCCTGGCGCCACGCACTGGAGTCGAGAATGCCCCACGCGCCGCCGCCGCCTTCGCTACTGCGGCTGTCGTCGATGGCTTCAAGTGCGCGGGGTTCACGCACAGCTTTTCGCCACATGTCGTCACCACCGGCTGACGCGGCTTGAGCTTTACGCCAGTCAGTTCGATTGCGACGCGGCGCACCATGGAACAGCCACAGCCGGGCGGCTTCATCGTCGGATAGCCCTGGCCGGTAGTGGAGCCGCGCCAGACCCAGCAATCGCCTTCCTCTACCGTGCGGGCTTTGATGTCGTCTAGGGTCATGCCAATTTCTCGATGGTGTCGGCCACCCAATCAAGCTCGCTCATCTTCCTGGCCCGCATGCGTGATTTGTCGCCGTGTACGCCGTATTGGCCGGTGTGGCAGCATTCGCACAAAGGCACCGTGAGCCAATTGGAGGCCCGCTGGCTCATGCCCATTCCATCGCGGATGTGATGGACTTGAGAAGGCCCACAACAGCCACAGCATGCACAGGGCAGGCTGGCCACCCCACCCATCCACTCGCGTTCTGCTTTCGTAGTCATTCAGCCCCCACCAGTTCGCCGGTTTCGTGATCCAGCGTCACGACGCCGTTATCCGCTGCCCACGCCTGAACGTAGGTAATCAGGTCGGCACACTCGGATTTCGTCAGCTTGCTCGTCCTGGCCGGCACGATGTCGATTCCGTGGCCATCCAACGCCGGCAGAATCTCGACTGACTCGCCGCGCGTCCTGCACCAGGCGCTGACGAGCAGGCGCTTCCAGCATTCAAGATCGCGCTTGGCTCCGGCCCACTCCTTCTGCCGAGCAATCTCACCAATCAGCGCGTGGAGCAATCTGTTCTCAGCGCTGGACCGTGTTTCGGGCTTGCAGTCGATTTGCAGCCTATGGCCTGCCAACAGCATGGATTTCATCCAATTCCAGGCCCTACTCAGTTCCTGATGGCCCTGCTGGGCGTTCCAGAGCGTCAGTGATAGTCGGTCGCTCACTTCGCCAGATCCCGGTCAGACTGCGCCAGCACACCGCCAGGCGCATATAGTTCCTCGAACTCTTCATCCCATAGCAAAAACGCTCGCGTCCCGTCGTGCATAGCCCAATGCTTGTCGCACCTGGTGCAGCCAACTTTTCGCGCTCCATGGTTCAGTACCCTCTCCACAACGTAGCGATGCCCGACAACCGCACAAAGCAATCGCGTGAACATGGCCTCGATCAGGACTGGGGTGGGGGTGCGCTGGGTCATGCTGCAAGCCCCATCACCGGCACCAGCAACCCAATCGGTATCACCGTCACCCGCACGCCCGGCGTGTCGCCGTAGCGCTTGCGCTTGGTCACATCCACCACCTGCACGTCGTCGCGCCAGACCACACCGTTCAGGCCGTCGAAGATGGCTTTCTCGACGTTGTCGATGTCGGGCTTGGTGGTGGGGTACACCTGGCCGGACAATGCCTGCACGCGCTTGCGTTGCGACCAGCTGGCGGGCACCTGGCAGACGATCTCAAGCGTGACGGCGGCCGGGCCGTCGATCAGCGGCGCACCGGCCATGGCTACCTTGGCGCTGTGGGCAACCAGGCCTTCGTAGTTGACGGTCTTCTCGGGCGTGTACATGGTCGCGAACTTGCCGCCGCGCGTGGTGACACGGGGTCGGCCCTTACCGATCGGTGCGCCGGGAACGACGAAGGTCAGCATTGCCGCCCTCCTTCATTGCCGCCGATGTAGACGGCAACGCCAGTTGATGCGCCGGGATCTAGGCCCATGATGGTTTTCATGTGGGGTGTGGTTGGTTATGTGGCGCAAGCGCGTTCCACGAATCAAGAAGTCTGATTTCAATCTCTGGCAATCTGGCCTTCAATTCGTCGTGCTTCACGCTGTAGGCACTCAACTTAAACCACAGTCCTTGTACTTCCCCAGTAACATCAATTTCAGAGCTTTCCCATGACTTCATCCCGGATGTATATGCAAATGGGCGAATCACAATTTGCATCTTCTTGCCTTCGTTGCAATCGCACTCACGCGCTGGGTACTCGCTGCGCCGGTAGGCGTACCAGTTGCATCCGCTGTCGCGCATCAGTGAGTCAATAGAGCAACTGAATCCCTGCGAGATCAGCCATTCGCGCAAATCATCACATCCCCACATGGCAGGTCGTTCGGCCCTATTCGTTTCACTCATGGTCAACTCCTGCGTCACTCAACACGCCACCCCCACGCTGCCGATATGCCGATGACACCCACGCTCGCTCTCCGGCCCCCACTGCATGCGCCCGTCCCATTCCATGAACGGCCGCTCGCGTGGCGGAACCACTTGCAGCGGTGCGCGCTCTGCTTCGAGCAGTGCAAGCCGGCCAGCGCTTGTGATTTCGTAGAGCACACGGGACTTGCCCAGCGTTGGAGCGATAAGGCCAGCCTTCTCCATCGGCGCTAGGAATTCGGCTACCAGCTCGTCGACGTTGTAGAGGCCCAACCTCTTCCAGTTGCGGTTAATCAGCCATGAGGCATATCGCGGCTCGGTCTGGGTGTTGAGCGCTTGCAGGATCTCTTTTTCGGCGGTTTTCATGATTTGGTCTCCTGTATCAGCCAACCCGAGCGCATGCCGGCGTAGGAAGCAAGCGATCAACCAGCGCGACTACATCGGCCACGGTGGTGCACTTCTCGAAGTCTTCGTCTGTGATCTCCAAATCGAATTCATCTTCGATACCCATGCAAAGCTCGATGACGTCCAGACTGTCAGCTTTGAGGTCTGCAACGATTTGCGATTCAGGTTTCACAGCGTCATCAGAAACGCCAAGCAGCTCGCAAAAGATGCGGGTCACGGTTTCAGTGGTTGTCTTCAAGGTTGGTCTCCAGTTGTTTCATTGCTTTGGTCAAATCAGCGGGTAGCGCCGAGTACAGCTCCGGGCACTCGCGCGCCATTTGCTGCACGCGGTGCCAGGCGTATTGCTTCCAGGATGGGTGCGCTGCAAGCCAGCTGTAGTGGTAAAGGATCCGCGCGTAGTGCGCTTGGGGTAGTTCGGTCATGCCGCCTCCTGAAAATCATCGAACAGGTGATACGGCCTGACCTGGCTTGTGCGGTCGTCACAGAATCTCAGGCTGCGTTGGTCGTTCCAGAGCTTGATCTTTCCCTCCCACCGACCATTGCGCTGCTTGTCGCACTTCACCACGGCGCAAGGCTGTTCCAAGGCTTCGAAGTCGTTGGAGTTCTCTTCCAACTTCGCATACTTGGCCTTGTTCATCCACACGACAACACAGTTTTGCGCTTGGTCACTGATGGCGCTTGAGCCCCGAATTTCGTAGCGAGTCGGGAGCTTGCTGTCATCGCTGCCGTTAGGCTTGCGGCAATGCGTGATGACGTGGACATGCAGCCCTGTTTCTTGTGCCAGTCGCACCAGCCCGGTGGCAAAGCGCTTCTGCTCGTCCAGGCTCTCCTCGCTGGCGCAAATCATCATCATCGAGTCGAGGAATATGTGCTGACCCTTGTGCTTGTCGGCGAAGTAGCGGCACAACGCAAACGAGTGGTCAACGGACAGGTTCCCAACGTGGTCGAACAGCCAGAGCTTGTCGTCTGTCCATTTGTGAAACGTTCCCACCATCGCGCGATTTGGGTTCTCCAAGCCGGTGGCCTGCCGCGTCATCCGTGCCATGGTGTCGGGCGGGTCCATTTCGAGCGAAACAATCATCACGCGCTGACGTTGCACCTGCAGATCGAGTGCAACCTGGCTCGTGAACATGCTCTTGCGATGCCCGTTGTATCCAACCCATGCCGTGACCTCTCCAGGCCGGAATTCAAGGCCACGCGCGGCACTGTGCATCAGCATGGACGGGCTGTGAATTCGCGTCTCTTCCGGCATCAGGCGCTTTATCACATCCTCCTGAAAATCCGAGGCTGGACGCACTTTTGGTGCAAAGTCTGGACCACCCATGTAGTCGTTCAGATCAATGGAATCGGGTATGAGCTTCATGCTGTAACCAGTCCCTGACTGGCCTTGTAGTCGTTCAAGTTGGTGTGCCAGTCGCCATCGCCAAGCCAGTCACGGACCATCCATTTCGGCCACTTCAACGTGACCAACTTAGGCCGCGCAAAGAGCACCATCCAGCCCAATTCGCGCTCGGTGTCGATCACGTCAAGCTGACCCGGCTCGCAGTCCTCGATGTCGCGCAGAATCGACCCGAAGCGCGTCTCAGCGCCAATCAGCACGATGACGCTTGGCAGACCCTTGACCCAGCGCCAGTTGTAGGCTTGGCCAGGATTGGCGTACACCGTGGCGTTGTCCAGATGCGGATCTCCGTTCAAAGCGACGATCAGCGGCCCGGATGGGCGAAGGCCCTTGAGCCTGTTTTGCTCGATGACGTAGCCGTTTGTCGGGTATGGCAGATTCATTTGGCGCCCTCCCATGCTGGTGCAACCCGGTTGCCGTCTCGGTTTCGTTCCCCGGACAGTCGCTGGCAGGTGGCCTTGAGGTACGCCCTGGCGTCTGCCGGCTGCTCGGAAACAGCTCCCTGAACTGCCGTCAAAACGATGTCGTCGGACGGGTAATCTTTCGACAGTTTTCCAATGAAAGTCCGCGCTTGTGGCTCCGGCATTCCCTGCTCGGACAACAGCGAGACAGCTCCCCGCCAGAGCTCGGTCTTTGACTTTTCGGCTGGAGACCTTGGTGACGGCTTGCCGTCCGTAGATTTATCTACGGAAGTATTTATTGAAGTAGTAGATGAAGATGTAGGGCCGTAACCTTGCCGTTCACCAATGCCTACCTTTGGTGTTGGCATTGGTTTGGTGTTTGGTGGCTGGTTGTCCTGCGTAAACTGGGTAGCCGAACCCCTCCTTTGGCGAACCCATTCATCACGGACAAAGCGACTGGAGTACCAGCATGGACCATGGCCTGGCTCAACCAAAGTGACCGGCTCGCCGTCCTTGCCTGCGTGGCGTGGCGTGTAGATGTAGGGTGCCGCGCCCTTGTCGGCGCCTTTCAAAACATCCTTCTCGACAAGTTCGCGCACCATCTTGATGCTGGCGCCGGCCGCGTTTGCGACATCTACCAGTGGCCAACGGCACACGCCATATTCATCGCTGTCATGGAGAACGCACAAAACATCCATCCAGACACCGCGAGCGGCCGGACTGCAACGCCGTAACTTAGCGTTGTTGCGCCAGTCGGCGGTGTAGAACTGAAAGGCTGGACGCTTCATTCGTTGCGCACCTTGTTCCAGCAGATGCCGCAGAAGTACCTGAAAGTCTTGGCCCCGCCTCGTGGAAACTTGGCGCGCGCAATGTCGGCAGCCTCCAGGCAAACATAAAGCCCCAACTTTTCATTGAAACGCCTGATGCTGGCTGTCCAGTCGCGGCTCATCCCTGAATTCGAGCTGCCGGGATCAATGATTTCAGCTACGCGCCACATGTCTTCCTCAATGCGGTCCCGCTTGGCCTCCATGATCTCGCTGTACCCACGAAGTTGCGCCTCGGTTTCAGCAACAAGTGCCGCCTTGTCGGCCAGGGATTGTGGAACGGCATCCAAGCTGACAGCACCTTTGCCACGGTTGCAGGTGAAGCATGCCGTGATCAGGTTGTCCTGATCGTTTTTTCCACCTTCTGCAACCGGATGAATGTGATCGCACTCAAGAATGGCTTCGGGCGGGTGGGCGCCACAGTACTGACAGGTAAACCCGTCTCGCTTGAACACCTCAAACCTGGTCTTTTTGCTCAGGCCAATGCGTTTATTCGCCATGCTGGCCCCCCCGCATCGCCGCCGCATCCCGCTCTCCCATGGCGTCGAAACACTCTGCCTCCACCACCGCGCGCCTGGCGCTGGCCTGCGCTTCCATTTCACGCAGCGCTCGTCTGGCGCCATCGCGGTCACCCAAACGCATGGCGATTTCAATGCTCAGGCCGTCCACCTGGGCCTGTAGTTCGCGGCGCAAGTCGATCAGTTGGGAGAGTGGGATCATGCGGCCTCCAGATCAAGAGATGGTTGGCGCAGGCGCTCGCGCTGCAGGGGCTCGTTGCGCTTCATCGCGGTCGCCAAGAGCCATGGCGATCTCGACGTCTTTGCCGGCTAGCTGCGCGGCCAGAGCACGGCGCTCGTCTATCAGGGTGGCTAGGGTGGTCATGCGGCGTCCCCCAGAGCAATCGCTTCTTCAAGGGTCGCAACCCCGTCTTCATGGCCTAGGCGACGGTTATCAATGGACCATGGGTCCCGATCCTTTGGCACCTTGTGAATAGCTTTGTAGGTCTGCCAATGCCTTGGCCTAACGCGGCTTGCGCAGTATTCGACGATCCAGACGGGCTTGGTGTTGTGGAGAAGGCACGAGCCATGCGGGCGCTCTACTAGGGTGTAGTTTTCGATGCTCATGCTGCCCTCAGCGTAGGAAAGCTCTGCACTCCCTGCAGCCGTTCCATGCGGCCCAACATGTCGGCCAAGCGAGCCTGAGTCTCGATGAACGCGCGCTGCAGCTCGGCAATCTCGTCCTTGGGCTCAATGGGCTGGGGCGGCGCGTAGCTGAGCTCGTTGCACAGCCATTCCATGCCGATGTGATGGCCCTTCGCCCTGGCCATGCGCAGAATGAACAGCACTTGTTCTGGGGATAGCTTGGCAGGACGATCCTCGTTGAGGCAATCCAACAGAGCGCGCTGGGCGCTTTCCTGCGACCGCTCTGGCCACAGCTTTGGCCCAACCTTGCCAGAGCCGCCAAGGGCCTTGACGCACTCAACAAGAGCTTGATTCAGTGAATCCATGGTGATCCTTTGCGAACGGCGGCGAAGGTGTCTTGAAAGGTTCGCACCGGTTCGCAAGCCGATTTCTGGGCAAAAAAAGAGGGCTCGCCGATAGTTGAGCCATGAACACGAACAAAGAAAAACCCCCAAGGGCCGGAGCCCTCGGGGTAAGCCGTGGTGGAGTTACTTCCACGGGGGGAGGAATGGGGGGCGGCGGGCATTTAGGCGGCCGTGTTTTGCGCTTCTGCCTTCACTCGATCTCTGAGGGCAAGCAAGGCCTCGCCAAGAGAGTGACGAGGCTGCGCTGTTCGAGCGTTTACGAGATCGCTAACAGTCCCTTGACTGCATCCGCATGTTGCGGCGATCTGGGGTTGCGTCAGGTGGCCAAATTCCTGGATCTCGGCGATGATGTTTTTCCAGTCCATCGCATGATGATAACGAGTTTCCGTTATTATGCAAGCGGATTTCCATTATCGCTTTCCCCTAGGCTGTAGCCATGGCTACTGACTATGGGAAACGGCTTCGACTTGCACGGAAGCATGCGAAGCTGACACAGGTGAAACTATCGGAACTCACGAAGATTCCGCAGAGCACCATTTCAACTGCTGAACGCGAGGGCCATGGGTCTGGGGATACGCCGGTCTACGCATGGGCGTGTGGCGTGAATGCCCTATGGCTAGCCACTGGAGAGGGCAACATGTTGGATCAGGCCATCCACCCACCGTTGATCCGCAATGAGTCGGCATTATTCCCGCCGGCAGTGAATTTAGGATTCCCGCAGCTCAGCGCGTTGGCTGTTGAGTTGGCCGAAAGATTCGACCGCCTGACCGTCAAGGAGACGAGGCTCGAGGCCTTGAATGCTTGCCTTGCGTTGCTGGAATCGAGGGCATCACAAACCAGACCGACGGCACTTAAACAATCAAATGGAGCCGATGTACAGCGGCCCCCGGAAAAGTCTACTTAATTGGTATGGCATTGTGTGACTGTTTGTAAGCGATGTGAATAAGTCACAAGCATCATGTAACTTATTCCTTGGGATGTGAAGACAGACGGCGCGGTAAAGTCTTTTGGCGCACCCCAGCAGCGCATTTTGCTGGCGATTTAGGGATCGTATGAAACTTGCCACACTGACCATGACAGTCCTGCTTGCAGGGTGTGCAACACCAAGCACCGGCCCGGTTGCTCGATCTGGAGACTTGTTCACCATCACCAGGCAAGGAGGGGGATTTCTGATATCCACGGATTCCCTCAAAGCGCAGGCTATCAACGATGCCGAGTCACACTGCGCCGGCATTGGCAAGAAGTACAAGTTTATCCACAGCAAAGAGATCCAAGCTGGAGCACTGGGAAGATGGCCAGAAAGCGAGGTTCTGTATCAGTGTTTGTGACTGATTAAATCAACCAATCTCAAAGCCCGCCATGAGCGGGTTTTTTGTTGCCCGCTGCCTGGCTGAGTTGAGCAACGGACTAAGTGTTTTCCCTTGGCTGCAAAATATTTATCGGCAACCCGTTGACTTCTGATAACGGAATGCCGATACTTCATTCCACCACACCAAACAACACTGTGTTGCCAGGTGTGTAGAGAGTGCAGATAGGTGTGGTGGTGGGGAAAGTAGACCCACTGAAACAGGTAAGGCGCAATTGGTTTAGGCGGCAACACGGCGAAATCCGTGTCGAGGTGTCCATGAGTGTTTGTGAAAGCAAACCATGCGCCCGGATGCCGTGCAGGTGGTGACTCCTGCAGCCGCGAAAGCGGACCGACTTCGGAACCACCTGGTAGTCGCGCTAGCGCCGGGGTAACGACCGGCCCACACCTACCTGCACTCTCAAGCAAGGTTTATCAACCAAGGAGTGGAGCAAATGGCGACAACA